TTGACGATAGGTAGCCCATACTGCTTTGTCAACAGGAGCATCAGCTACTTGTGTCCAATCACAGTCTTTTAGTTTTTCATCCCTTGAGGCACGAACACTCTTAGCCTGTTCAGCATCTTTAGTGGCTTTGTAAGCAACTTCTTGTTCAGCAGCAGTAGTAGTTACACCATCAACAACTTGGTCAATAAACACAGGGCCAAGGATATATTTGGTGTACCACTTACCATCTACTTGCTCAACACCAGAGGCTTGAGAGTATTGGTAAACAGTACCACCAGTTGCTTGTGCGCCTTCAAAGACTACATCAGCACCCAAAGCCGTTAAGACTTCAGTTGTTGTTATGTCCCATGATGGGCCACCATTGGCTTTGGTGTATGCGCGAAACTCTGCTTCGTACATGACTTGTCCATTATTTGTTCTGATTTGCATGATTAAACTCCTCGGTATTTGTAATAGCTTGAGACAGTAGCTCCACACTCTTTCATGGCGTGTAAAGCAGTACAACCTGTTTCATTAACCATCTTGATGGCATCCAATGCTTTTTGTTTTGAACCATCACGCCATTTGGTCAAGTTAATGTCTTTAAAGGACAAGCCAAAATCAGGCAAGTATTTAGTCAACGCTCTGCGTGATACACCAATTGATTTCAACTCGTACAAAGCCGCATCACCTACAACCATAAACAAGCGTACAAACTCGGCAACACGTTGTTTAGAGGCTTCTTCTTGAACACTCTTTGGCATTATTAAGCCACGCAGTTGTTCCCACTCAGGCGTGTAGTCAAGCAAAGTGTTTGCACCTACTTCGTATTTGTTTGCAAGCATCCTAATACTAGCTCCTGCATAACGCTCATCAAGAATGTCAAAAATAAACTTTCTTGTGCCGTCTTTAATAGCTTCAGAAATCTTTAGTTTTGATTCTGGTGTGTGCGGTCTGGCTAAACCTTCACCACCAATTGTCTTGAAATGGCAGTTGTACAAATATGATTTGTCTTCATCAAAAGCCTTAAACCACTCAGCTTCTTTTTCTTGGATTAGTTCTGGTGTCGCAGAATCAACCACTTTAAACTCAAACGCTTGCTCACCATGCTTGTTGAATGAATACTGTAGCCTTGGATTGCCATGTGCACCTCTACGCAATTCAGAAAAGTGTGCACGTTTACGTTGTGCAGGGTCATTAGTCCTACCAATGTAGAACTTGCCTGTATTAGCGTTTTCAATGATGTAAATGTATTCCATTACGCAATTGCCAACGCTATGTAGCTGGCCCCGTTAATGTTCACATTATTACCTGAAGCGGCTGTAACTTGAAATCCTGTTGACGTTGTATCAACCCAGTTTGTAGAAGTCACTTCTGCTGCTGTAGAGTTTAATAAAAGGTAGGGGTCTGTAGATGATGATAACCCCCTGCTTGAATCCCAAACGTACCAATCACCCGTAGAGTCAGTTCTTTTTATGAGGACGAAGCGGCTACCAGCAGTAAACCCACAGTCAATTGTTTGCAATGTACCCGTTCCAGTAAACGAGGTGCATTTGGAAACTCCTGCACAAGTTGCAAAGAGGTAAGCAACGTAAGTTCCACCACCAGCGTTTACATCACCATCTGTGTTGACAGTGAAAACCGTACTCGTTGGGGAAGTGTTGTTCCAATACGCAGAGTCAGTAACGGCCGAAGACGTGTCGTTTAGATAAAGTGCTTTTGTTGCTCCAATAGTTGCGCTGTAAACTAGCCAGTATCCCGATGCGTTTCTACGTTTCACAATCATCAACTCAGGCACAACACCTAAGTTATGTGCAACTGTTCTTGCGCTTCCCGTCCCTGTATAGCAAACCACATCAAAGAAGCTAGGGGCACGTGTATAAAAATAATTTATGTAGTTAAGTGTACCAATGCTGTCTGTAATGCGAACACCATTTTGTTCGTCTAACGCCCAAATTGCTGAATTGGATTCAGCACCAGTTGAGTTTGGAAATAAAGATGGATTTGTAAATTGACTAGAACCACGCAATCGGTCAAAAATACGCATTGAATTAGCGCCATCTTTTTGCTTTGACCAACTCATATCAACCCTAGACTGTCCAGAAATAACTACGCCAGCAGTAAAGTTGCTATTTTGTACAGGGGTAAACACCTTAGTCGCATCCGTAGGCACTTTCATTGGGCCTCTACGAATGGCTATGTAGATGTACTGTCCAGTAGTTGCTACGTTTACTGCATCAAACCCTGTTGAAGTTACAGCAATAGCAGATAGTCCATCATCAAGCTCTGCACCTGATGTGTTTGCACGTAATGTCTTTTGAGTAGCACTTAAAGGTGGAGCAAGAAATTCTCGCATTGAATCTGTTATGTACCAATTATCAGCACCATTTGTTTGCTTCATTAAAACCCAAGCAGGTTCATATCCAAGCGATATAGTAGCAGCCCCGCTAGAGGCAGTAAACGACCCACACGAAATCACATTGTCTGTACCAGTTAGGCCAAAGCCTCCTGCGTTGTGGGCAAATAGGTAGGCTACGTAGGTTGCTCCGTTGGCGTTAGCTGGTGTTCTAACAATAAAATTTAATGCCGGATTATTTGAATTACCTATTCCAACTTGCGTTTGAAAAGCCATCCCAGTAAAAGATTGTCCGTCAGTGGTATTAAGGTAAATAATTGGCACATTGTCTTCACCAAAATCAAGTTGTCGTTGATATGCAAACCAATTAGAAGCTGAGTCCGTTCTTTTCACGACAATAAATCCAGGTGCAGAACCCAAGCTGTGGGGAATTGCTCTATTATCTGCACCATTCCCCGTATAAGTCACAACATCAAAGAACTTTGGTTGCGATACCCATTGCCAGTCTACATACGTTGCACCGCTATTGTTGTAGTCTGTGTTTGTGCCAAGGGTGTAGCCAGTAGCACTAAAAGCCGTCAAGCCTTGACTGTCTGTAGCTTCTGCGCTTGTGGTGTTGCTACTTAATGCTTTTGTCGCACCACGAACATTGTCTGTTAATTTATGGTTTGTTGCGGCAGAACGTGATTTTGTCCATACCAAAGTTTCTTTAGTAGAACCATCTAAACCTGTTGTTACAGTGGCAGATGCACCTGTACCTGTCCGCAAATAAGACTGAAAGAAATCTTCTATGTAATTAACTTTGGCAACAGTACCGCCTCCGAATGCATCGTAGCTTGCTGCTCCACTAGTCGATTGTAAAGGCATTGTTATTCCTTACTCTTGCAGTTGTTCATGTGCCACTTAGCTAAGTTACCGCCACTTGCCATTATTCCGCAGTGTGGGCATTGTTCTTTACGCTTTGGCTTACGCATATTGATTGTTGTTGATTTCTTTACGCCAGTTGTTCCAGCAATAATAGCTTGTCTGCGTTGCTCAGTACATGGGTTACTTTTACCTTTGAGAGAATTGCTGATACGTTGTTTTTGCTCATCAGTCCACTCATGTCTAGTTTTGGCAATAGTTTCTTGACTAGCAACATATCCCGCACGACCATCGCCACCATCAGTTGCGTTTGTTAAGTCAATACCAAACTCACGCATTTCAGCAATCAAGAAACATTCAAGTTCTTTAGCTTGCTCATGGCTTACATTTTCCTCAACTTTACGCACAACAATGTCTAAACCAAGACTTTGAATCTTACGAATCTTGTTCAACTTATATGTTGGCTTGTCAGAATTCTTGGCTTCCCAAGCATGAAAATGGCAACGTCTACCCACGCCTTTACCAACGTAAAAGGGCATCCCATTTCTAGGGTCAGTCAGCGTGTAAACGTAAGCGGTGTTCATTAGGCTTTGAACTGTGTAACTGAAGCAAGGATAGTGAATGTAGCACTTCCCGTTTTTACCAATAAATAACGATAGCTATCAATGCCACTAGCATTACCCGCAGTAGGCGCACCACCTAACCACCTAGTAGTCACTCCAGATGTAGTGCCATCAACTTGCACAGCAGAGTTATAGTAAGCAGTAGAGCCTTGAGTAACCAAGAAAGCCACAGTCATTGATTGACCCGTACTCATCAAAGTATTCAATGAAGTACCGCTAGAGCCTCTGAAGTTAACAGTCCAGTTAGCACTTGCGTTACTTGTGTAATACAGAACAGACTGAGTGGTAATGTCGTAGTTAATCGTTCCAGTAGCTGCTGTTGCTGATACTGTAGCTACCTCTGCTGCATCGTTTAGGACAATGGCTGTAGCTGATGATGAACCTGAGAAAGTCTTAGTAGCTGTGAATGTCTGTGCTGTGTTAAGGCTTGCAACATTGGTTAGCGTATTGTCAGCAAAGGTAATGGTTTTGTTTGTCAGGGTTTCAACGCCTGTCAAGGTAGCAAAAGAACCTGCTGTGAACGCTGCATTAGCCCATGTTGAACCTGTCCACACGAACAAGTTATTAGTCGATGTGTTCCAGTACAAAGCACCTGTGAGCAAGGCGTTTCCGTCATTATCTACAGATGGTGCAGAACTCTTAGAACCTAAATATCGGTCATCAAACTGGTCATAAGTGTTAGCAGCACTCGTAGCACTAGCAGCAGCAGCCGTTGCGCTTGTAGAGGCGTTTCCTGCGCTTGTAGAGGCGTTTGATGCACTCGTTGAAGCGTTAGAGGCTGAAGTCGCAGCAGCAGCAGCACTTGTCGCAGCAGATGTTGCACTACCTAAGATGCCATCAACATAAGTCTTAGTGGCAGCATCTTGGTTATTGGTAGGGTCACCCAATCCAGTAATCTTAGACGTACCCATCGCAATAGCACCACTCATCGTGCCACCAGTAGTCGATAACTTAGCACTCAGAGAAGTATCAACTTCAGTCTTTGTGTAAGCATCTGTGATACCAAAACCAGAGATAGTCGTAGGATTAGTACCTGCTGTGATGCGTCCGTAAGCATCAGCCGTAACAGACTTGTATGTGCCAGCAGTAACAGCAGTTGTAGCTAAATCAATGTTGTCCGAATTGACAACAATACGGCTAGAAGATGCTGTTCCAACGTCTAGTGTGTTACCTGTCTTTGTAAGACCTGCGCCAGCGATAACCTGACCTGCACCTGAGAATTGAGCAAAGGTAATTGATGTACTACCCAAAGTACCGCTTGTTGGAATAGTGCAGATAAAGCCGTTATTAGCGTTTACTGTACCGCCTTCAACAAAGGTGTAAGCAGCTACCAATTCAGCGTATGTGTCAGCGTCTGTTGTTCTAGTCCATGAACCAGATGCACACAAGTAAATACCATTAGCAGAAGCAGTAGACTGGTCTTTAACCAATACTCGGTCACCTGCAATAACAGATACTCCGTCTATGGTCTGTGCGCCAGATAACGTAAGGTTAGCAGTAGAAGCAGCAACCACAGACGCTTTGGCATCAATACCTTGGGCAATAGCGTCTACATAAGCCTTGGTTACTGCATCAGCATCAGCCGTAGGAGTACCAAGACCTGTAATCTTGTTTGTACCCATAGCGATAGCACCAGACATAGTGCCACCAGAAAGATTCAACTTTAAGTTGTCAGCAGTATCTACATAACCTTTGGTAGCAGCGTCTGAAGCATTGGTAGGTGTAGCAAGACCAGTAATCGTTCCTACTGTCCCAGAGGACATATCCAATGTGCCATCAATCGTGACATTGTTGAATGTAGAAGTTCCTGTAGCCGTTGTGACGTTACCAGAGACATTGCCTGTCAGGTTACCAGTTACATTGCCTGTTACAGCACCTGTGTGTGTTCCTGTGGTGTTACCAGTTACGTTACCTGTCAAACCACCTACAAAGCCTGTGGAGGCAGTTACTGTTGTTCCTGTGATAGCTTGGGCAGATGAGCCACCGATTACAGCACCATTGATAGTTCCACCAGTAATAGTGGCAGACGATGATGTGAGTGGGCCTGACAGACCAGCAGTAGCCGTTAAAGTGCCTGTCAGAGTAGATGTACCAGTAACCGATAAGTTACCACCTACAGTTACATTGTCACCAGCAGAACCATCTTGAAAGTTCTTCAACTGAGCCATCAATGTACGAATAGCATTGTTGACCAAAGATGGGGCCATACCCTCCGCTAAGTTAATACTGTTAATGTCAGTATTGTTATTAGCGGTACTGCTGTATTCTGAAATCTTGGTCTTTGCCATGTTAGTCCTTATTGGATACCCAAAAGATTGCGCTGTTCTTCGTCTAAGTCTTCCATAGACAATAGACCTCTAGCTGTTGTTGGTGTAACAGCCCTAAATGGACTACCAACTGTTTGTGGGATGCCACCAGTACGCATCATATTAGTTAAGTCTTCTACGCTACCTCTACGCATATTAGTAGCCAATCCACGAGAGCCAGCAGCACCAATAGTTAAAGGAATTCCAATCATAGGTGCTAATGCTGTAGTTCCAACACTAAGACCAACTGGCACAACACCAGTAGGTGCAAAGCGTCCAAAGAATTTCAACATATTCTGAACATTGCCACCTTTGGCAGCTTGCTCAATAGCGTCCTGTTCAGTCTTAGTAAACAAACGCATTTTCTTGTCATTCTTAGCAAGTTGACGCAATTGTTTAGCAAGTGAGTTTTCTTCACCAGACTGAGTAAATTTGCTTCTGTCTAGCTTTGCTTCATTAAGCATATCCTCAAATACTTCAGACTTTTTCATTTTTGAATAAGCATTACGAGCCTCAGACCATAACTGGGTTGCGTTTTTCATATCCCCAGAAATAATTGATTCTTTAGGAACAGTCATTAAGTAGTTATCGTATTCATCTAAAAGAATAGATGCCATTCGTTTTTCCTCTGGCTCAATACTCTTTTGACCAGCACGAATCATCTTACGCAAAGCCTGAAGTTCAGTCCAATCTTTAGGTTGGGCAGTAGATGTAAGTTGGTTAATTGCGCCAGCTACTTTGGGGAAAATTTCAGGTGCATAACCTTCTTCTCTAAGACCTTTTGCAATCTTATCCATTGAGTCAACAAACTCATCAGATTTTAATTGAACACCAGATTTTTTTAATTGGTCATATCTGTCTGTGGCAATTCTGTCTAATGCCTGAGAAGACAATGCTTGCTCTTTTTGAGAACGCTTAACGCTACCAGCAGTACCTGTTGCCAATGTAGTAGCTGCGCCATACAAAGGATTGCCAGTAGCTTCTGTAACTGTTTGACCAGACATAACAGCCGTAGGAGTCACAATCGCTTGTGTCTTAGGGGCTACAGCAAGTTGCTCTGTAACACCACGAGTAACAGGAGATGCAGCAGTTGTAGATGCTTTAATCAAAGCAGGAATAGTCCTAGCCACACCTGTCATTGCTTCTAATCCACCACCAACAACTCGCTCAGTTGGTGTTTGCGTTTCTGGCGCAGCAGGAACTCCAGCTTGCGTCATCAAGTTTTGAATAGCTTGAGATGCAGGAATCAATCTCTTATCAGTAAATGGTGAAGCAATTACATTTAATAACGCATTGACAGCATCAGCAGCAGGAACAGCCATTGAGCCAACAAGCGCACCTAATGGGCCACCATACGAGCCAATCTGTGCGCCAGCTAATGTAGGGGCAACAGCACGATAAGTTAGACCAGCACCACGCTCAAATGATTCTTTGAGTGTTGGGGATTTTGGTTGACTTTGATTAAGAATAGCTAAACCAGCATCAGAGACTTTAGTCAAGTCACCTGACTGTAGTGCCATCAAATCACTATCTGATAATTTAGTTAAGTCCATTATTTACTAGTCTCTTTTTTGCGTCTTGCAATTTCAGCAGCAAGTTGAGATGAAAAATCACTAGGCAATTCGAAATTTAATGGTGCTTCAGGAGTTTTGGGTGTTGTTTTAGAATCTTTAACTTCGGCACGACCAGCCATAATTCCCAAATCTTGTTCAGCTTTCTTTCTCATGCGCTCTTTAAGTTTTACAGTAGCCGCATCATCTCCAAACACAGGGAAGAATGTTTTGTTATTAAGTTCAACTTCAGGAAGTGTTGCAGCAGCACCAGTTTTAACACGCAAGTAAGATTCAGACCATTGGTTTGCTGCTTGCTTGTATTGTTGAATCTTAGGGTCGATAGCAATATTACCCATGCCACCAGCACCGATAAATTGAGCCTGATTTGTTCTGTTTGCCATGTCAACAGGGCCAAGCGATGCAATCGTATCAGACGCACCCTTCATTTGCTCTTGGAACAAACTAGCTTTACGCTCACCCTCTGTTGACATATTGACGTTTGTAACAGGACGCTTCTGTTCTTGCAATTGAATATATGCTGCCTGTTGGTCTTTAGGCAACTTCATAAAATCTTGGAACTCTTTAATTGAGCCAGCAGGTGCATCAGGTGCGGTATAAAGAACACGCATATCGTCTTTATCAAGAACAACATTTCCAACTGTTACAGTATCACGCTTTTTTGAACCAGCAACCAATCTTGGAGGCATACCAGCAGAAATCTCATAAAGCGCACCATTAACTTCTTTGTACTCTGGTTGCATTGCTTTCTGAGATGCAACCAACTCATTTAGTGCTTTGCGACCTTCAGCAGAACCCATCAATTGAGGAATTGCTTTTTGCAAATCAAAGCCACCAGCAGTCATGCCTTCGCCTACTCGCTGACCCATAATGTCCTCACCATAAATTTCTTGAGGCTTGGTTACAGCACCTTGGATAACACCTTGAATTCGTTGTTGTTCAGCTAGTTGTTGTTGTTCTAACTTACGCTTACGAATCATGTCAGCC